AACGGGTTATATAAACTAAGTACTTACAGAAAATCAAATTCAATCCGGCGGTCTTTGTATAGCCGGATTTCTTTTATTTTGAGCTTCCAAAATGCTTGTTTATTTTCTTTGTTAAGTTGTTTGTATATTTCTTGCCATCCTGCGGAAAATAAGGTTGCAATTTCTTCTGGTGCGCGGCTTTGTGATTTTACCTGTGTAAGCTCATCCATTTGTGATGTCAGTTCTGCATACTTTTTTGAGTAGTCCGCCTTTGAAATCATGTCGTCTATATATAACTCTGACAACTTGGATAGTTTTTTTTGTAAAGCCTTTAATTGCACATCTTGGTTTGCTTTGGGTTCTTGCCGCGGCTTGGCTTGCAATTTGATCTGTATCTGTTCGTCTATTGTCGACAGAAGATAATCTTCGATTTTCCATTCGACAGTAAAATTACCGTTGTTGCAGCCTTTTCTCTGGGCAGACCCTTGACAATAGTAAGAGTAAGAACACGCCCCGCTTGGCCGTGGAGACGGATGCCCTGTCATTCTGCGTCCGCATTCCCCGCAGACTATTAGCCCCGAGAAAATATACGTTCGATTGTAAGGGGATTTCCGTGTCACCCTGGTGCGCAAGCCTTGCACACGCTGAAATTCCTGCGGTGTTAAATACGGGGGCAATTTTATCCCGTGCCAGTCTCCCATGTATCCTGTGTTGTCCAACATTTGGCTGGCCGTTTGGTATTTAAGTTTTAATTCCGGTACTGCGTCCATCGCTTTTGTTATGGATCCGGTTTCCAAAAATGTAGAAAAATATCTCCGTATAACCGGCTCCGCTTCTTTGTCTATAACAGCAAATTTCCCTTCGATTTTGTAGCCTTTCGGCAGATGACCGGTGCAAACCTCATTTCGATCTTTTTTTGCATCAAGCACTTTTTTTATGCGTTCACTTGCGCGGTCAGCTTCGTCCTGTGCTACGGCAAGCATGATGTTGATCTTCAACCGTCCTGCGGCTGTAGACGTGTCGTAGTCCTCATAAATCGTTTTCCACGACACGTTGTGGGCTTCAAGGATTTCTTGCACCTTGTAATATTCACCGATGTTACGGAACCACCTGTCCAATTTTGTGACAAGAATAATGTCTACCTCATCACGCTTTACGGCTTCCAGCAGTTGAAGCATGGCGGGACGCTTTTCAATCTTCTTTCTGGCGGAAAACCCGGCATCCGGGAAAACGCCTACCACCTTCATATTGTTGGCTTTGGCGTATTCTTCGAGGTCGTTTTGCTGATCGTGGATAGACAGGCCGAACTTTGCCTGTTCTTCTGTGGACACACGCGGGTATAATGCTGCCCGCAATACTACACTCATTGTTCATCTCCTCCCTTATCTGGCGACAATGTATACTTTTTTGCATAGCGAAAATACATCATCAAAATAGCGGCAAAAAAGCCAATACCGACCGCAAGCAGCAAAAAGACAATCCACGCGAATATACTGGCCTCTCCGCCCTGAATAAGCCCCTGGTGGGGGATACGGTAGTCAAAAAAGATATATCCCACGATAACAGCCATAAATATGGCGCACAAAAGCGTGAGGCCATAAATAGCAAATTTTGTGTCCCGCGATTTCTTGCGGTGGTAGTTAATGGTTTTTGCCATCTGCTCCATGCCGCCCTCAAGATGGGCTATCTGCACATTGGCATCATGCAGCTGCTTTTGGTGCGCCAGCTTTTCGTTGGCTTGTGCTAACTCATCTTCCGTTGTCACTTCTTTTTCAATCCCGAAATATTCATCCATTGAAACGGCAAGAGCGGCACAAATTAAACCCATTTTGTACACGCTCGGCTCCTTTGATGACGCGGAGAAAAAATTGCTTATGGTTGATGCTGAAATGTCCGTCATGTCGGACAAATCTTGTATAGTTAAATTCTGTCGGTCTTTTGCATCTTTGCACAAATCCTGTAATGTTTTTACCATTTTCCCCTTTTACTCCTTTTTCGGGCAGGAGAATTCCAATTCTGGTTTGCCGCAAACGGTAATTATCCGAATTTGGTATTGCCCTGCCAAACCCTGATTTGTTAGTGTGAACGTGCAGCCGGAAAGCCGGGAGGCCACCGGCGAGAATAGCCCCGCTGTCCGTTGCGGGAGCAGCGGGGCTATTTAACAAAGGCCCACATATAAACACTTCCCCCTGAAATATTTTTTAATTTGTTGCCCATTTGTGGGCAACAAACAGATTGTGCGTAACTACAAGTGTACTAACTTAGTTGTACACCGAGAAAATAATATGTCAAATTGAGAAAGGGGAGAGAAATGAGTTATTGTACAAATGCCAACGTCTGGGGTATAATAAAAACAGATGCATTGGCGCAATGTGATATTGAAACGTTGCGGAGAATAGCCCTTAAAAAAATCGACCAGCTTTCCGATGAGGACTGCGCTGATATTATGAGTACGTTAAAAGAAAGAGGTGTGCTATGAGCAAAGACTACGAGATTTACATTGATAGGCTGGCTGAAAACAGCATTATCATGAAAGGCCAGATCAACGATGTTGTGTTTGGCCTAAAGGGAATTACAGACAAACTTGATACGCTGATCGCGCTCAAGCAAGTTGAATTATCACTCCTGCAACAGCAGCGATTGCCGCAACAGCCGAAAGAACAGTTGTAATAATAAACCGTGTTTTCTCGCGGCGTTCCTTGTCGGCTTTTTCTTTGCGCTCTTGTTCCTTGTCTTTCCGTTCCGCTTCTGTTCGCAGCCAGTCTTGCGGATCGGTAGGATATAGTGTAGGCATTACTCCAACTCCTGTAGTTTCTTCGTGGCTTCGTTGATAAGAGCCAACAACGCCGCACGGTCATTTGTAGTTTTAATAAAGTTTGATGCAGCTTCTTTTGAGCCCTCGCCCTTTGCGGCGGGGGCTTTTTTTGCGCTCTGCATTTCCTCCAGCAGCTTCCGCACCAGCGCAATATCTTCTTGGCACTTTGCTGTTTCTTCTGCTGTCTCACCTTCGGTCGGCAAAATTTCTTCCGGGGTGGTGTGGAGTAGGAGACACATTTGGGCGGCTTCTTCCGGCGAAGGAAGATTACGCCCTCTTGCCACTTCGCTCAACCAACGGCTGTGCTTTCCAACCTTTCTTGCAAAGGCGGCTTTATTCCATTCGTTAGCTTCTGCCAAAAAAATAATTTTATCTGTATTAACGTTAACGGTTTTTCTTTTTGCCATTGTTTTTACCCTTTACTTGTGCCATCCGTGATCTATACAGTATTGCGCGACAGAAGTTACTTTTTCTTCAAAAACCAATTTTTTAGTAGATGGCATTTTCTTTTTCCTTGGTTTTGGCGCTTCCTTTTTTGACAACTCTTTTATTTTTTGGGCACAAAAAACATTATTTGGCTCAGCACGTTTTTGGGCCTTTTTCATCCACACAACAGCTTTGTCGTATTCGTGTTCTTGCTCGTACAAAGCGGAAAGCGTTAAATACATAGCAAAAGAACTGATAGACGCAAATTTGTCCAAAACATAAAACGGTACACTATTTATGCTTTTTTCATAAAATTTTATAGCTTCTTTTCTGTAGTCTGCGCCTTTTTGAGAATATGCAAACGCCACTGAAATTTGATCTATTGGTAATTCAGAATTTTTATAAAGCAGTATTGCCGCTTCAAACAGAATATATCTTGGTTTATATTTTATCGTGTAGCTTTCATTAACAAGCCCTGGTGCCCAAAATTCTTTAGGGTACTTTTTTTGTGTCGTATACAATACATCCCGAATAATTGTAGCTTCGTGCTTTGAAAAATTGTCCATATCATATTTATGGGTTTGGTCAATTACACTTTGCGAAGCGTCCTGATCATAGTATTCTGGATAATATAAAAATGGATTGTCTGGGCCTTTTGGCTTTGAAAAAAGAAGGTCTAAATCAAATATCACAATTTGAAGCTCCTAAAATTGTGCAATGTAACAAAACTTACAAAATGGTCGTTGTTAGGTTGACAACGACCATTTTGGTCGTTATAATACTCTCAAGGGCTTAAACAGGGCAACAAAAAACCACACCCCCATCGCGCTCCATTGCTTTGCGGGCTTATAACCGATATTTTGTTGGCTGTCACCTACATAATAGCGGGTGGTTAAGCGTTTGTCAAGTTAAAGTTCTTAATATTGATAAGGAGGGATGAACGCTTGACGTTAAAGGAACTCAGGCTTGCGGCTGGATTGCAGCAGGCCGATGTCGCAAAGAAGCTGAACGTCACTATTACGGCTGTTTCTAATTGGGAGCTTGGTAAGAACGCAATCTTGCGGAAGTACCACAAGAAGCTGGCGAAGCTGTACGGCGTGAAGGTGGAGGAGCTGATGGGGACGATGATGGAGGGACAATGATTTTTGCTACATGGCGGCAGGGTTGCCGGTATGTGGCCGACGCGCAAAAGGTCTATGAAGAAATAACGGCCATCGGCGCAGCGGCCACAACAAAGCAGATTTTGGACAAGGCACGAGATGAAAACACTGAGCTTCACAAGTGCTTTGACTGGAACGACACGGAAGCTGCTGAAAAGTGGCGGATGCATCAGGCGCGAAATATCGCTTGCAGCCTTGTCATTAAGGAGACCAAAAGTGAAAGCAGCCCGCCGGTGCGGTTGTTTTACCAAACAGACAGCGAAAGCGGGTATAAGCCGACGGTTCTTATTATGCAGGACAAGGGCGAATATCAGAAGTTGCTTGCCAGGGCGCTGGCAGAGCTGAGAAGTTTTCAGGTTAAGTACAAAACCTTGACGGAGCTTGACGGCGTATTTGATGCCATTGAGCAGCTTGCAGGGTAGTTGCAAAGCGGTAGGCAGAAACAGGGGCGCGTAGCTCCACCCCGAAACATGGAATAGAACAGGAAATTATAATAAAGCATATCACACGACACTACACACTACACGCTTCTGTTTCTGCTTACCGCAGACGATAGTACATGACCGCGAATAACAACAAATTACCCGACAGAACAAAACAACATCGTGCGCTTGCTGTGGCTTATGGCCTCAAAATACACAACTGCTAAACGCCATATGACAACGCAGCAGAACAAATTGCAGAACATTATATACTGCATAAGTACCTCCACCATAAGTCACAGCAAGCGCACGAACAAAACGAAGGAGGAATATACCATGAAAAAGGAACGCATCATTGAAATTCAGCCGGTGAAAATCGAATCGGCAACCATCTGTATCGAGGGCGACGGCGACCTTGTTTTAAACAAGATGAACGCCCGCACCATCCGAGAATTGACCCGCGCCCGCGAGAGCAAAAAGACCACGAAAGAAATCCCCAACAACTGGGAGGACATAATTACCGCCATGCACTGGCTGAACGGCTATCCGGTCGAGGACACTTATCGCGACATGAACTCAGAGGTTTTGCATGATATGCTGACGAACAACGCTCCGTGCATTACGGGCTTTGGGCTGAAAAAGTCCTTTTGTCAGGCGGTTGTTCGAAACGAGATTGACACTTACTCGACGAAGTTTGACAACGCCATGAATGTGACAAACGCACTTATTCCAATCAAGTTTGTGGAACACAACGTTGACCAGAAGCTCATGTCCCCGAAGCGCGGCGCACCCGTCCTTGTTTACATCAACCGCTTTTCCGGATGGAGTGCGGAAATCCCAATCACATACACCGAGAATGTTTACTCTCTCGACCAGATCGTGAACATCATCAATATGGCCGGCTTTGGCTTGGGTATTGGTTCTGGACGTTCCAGTGGTTATGGAAGATACCACGTTGTCGGCTTGAAATAAGAAAAAGCCCCGCCCAGTGGTTGCGGCACTGGACAGGGCATCTCCGAAACATCTACCAAAATGTTCTGCGGATAGTATACCACGACCGCAGAGGAAAGGCAAGAGGTTATGACATGTGCTGAAATTGCCGTGATGTTATGGGCACGGCAGAACGGAATGGAAATTATCGAGGTCGAGTACATTCGACAGGAGGAAACGACATGAGTTGGTTTGCATGGACGCTGGCGTTTATCGGCGCAGCGTGGCTGAGCTGGGCTATCGTCAAGGGCGTGGAGGCGCTGGGGCGATGAGAGAGCGGAACAGGCGGGCGCGGGAATACTCCCGGCTATGCCGCACCAGACGATGGTGCAGGCGTATGTGGGTAGTGGCAATCGTCCTGTGGGTGATGCTGCTGGTGCTGGTAGCGTGGTGCCTGACGCTGCCGCCGGTGCAGGAGGACGTGGTGCAGTCGCCGCCCACGGCAGAGATCGTGGAGTTGGAGCCGGAGAACCTGCTGGTATGCGACATCACCGGTTATTGCGCGTGCTGTACGCCCTACGCCCACATGAACCAGCGGGACGGCAAGGTGCTGACGGCATCCGGCCTGTGGGTGGACATTGGCGAGGCCGTGGCGGTAGACCCGGACGTTATCCCGCTGGGCAGCACCGTGACGCTGGGCGGCAAGACTTACATAGCAGCCGATACTGGTGTGTACGGCTACACGGTGGACGTGCTGATGAGCCACGAGGACGCGGCGCAGGCCGGTGTGGTGAAAGCGCTGGTGAAGTGGGAATGATCGGGCTGGTGAACCGGACGGCTCCGCCCTGCAAGGGCTGCCAGCGCAGACACGAAAGGTGCCACGGGGAGTGCGAGGACTATAAAGCGTTCCGGCGGGACGTTGAGGCCAACAAGGCGAAACGGTACGCATCGTACAGCGAGGCCGATTTTTACAGCATGAACAGCGCAAGGCGCGAGAACGCCAAAAAGGCGATAAGAAAGAGGGATGGAAGATGAAGGTCTATAAGGCAACAGACAAGGACATGAAGTGCCGTGGATTCCAGTATACGCTTGGCAAGACGGCGGAGGTCGATGGCGACATTGAACTATGCGAGAGAGGGCTTCATGCCTGTGAGATGCCGCTGGATGTGCTGGGCTATTACGTGCCCGGTGATGGCTCCCGGTATTTTGAAGCGGAGCTGGATGAGGTCAGTAACAAGAAAAGCGACGATACGAAACGCGTCGGCAAGAAACTGACATTAAGCGCGGAGATCGGTATTCCGGGGCTTGTCAAGGCCCAGGTGGAGTACGTCAAGGCGCAGTGCGACTTTGACAACGCCATCAAAAAGGCAGACGCTGAAAAGAAAAACCACGCCACCGGCGATAGGGGCGCAGCATCCGCCACCGGCGATAGGGGCGCAGCATCCGCCACCGGCTGGAGTGGCGCAGCATCCGCCACCGGCGAGAGGGGCGCAGCATATGCCACCGGCGATAGTGGCGCAGCATCCGCCACCGGCTGGAGTGGCGCAGCATCCGCCACCGGCGAGAGTGGCGCAGCATATGCCACCGGCGAGAGGGGCGCAGCATCCGCCACCGGCGAGAGGGGCGCAGCATCCGCCACCGGCGATAGTGGCGCAGCATCCGCCACCGGCGATAGGGGCGCAGCATCCGCCACCGGCGATAGTGGCGCAGCATCCGCCACCGGCTGGAGGGGCGCAGCATCCGCCACCGGCGATAGTGGCGCAGCATCTGCCACCGGCTGGAGTGGCGCAGCATCCGCCACCGGCTGGAGTGGCGCAGCATCCGCCACCGGCGAGAGTGGCGCAGCATCCGCCACCGGCAAATACTGTGTGGCTATGACAACCGGATTTTTTGGCCGCGTTATGGGCGATATCGGCAACGCTATTGTCTGCGTAGAGCGTAGTGATAATGGAGATATCGCCGCCATCCTTTCTGGCATCGTGGATGGTGAAACGCTGAAACCCGGCGTGTGGTACACCGTTAAGAACGGCCAATGGGTGGAGGTACAGGGATGAACCGATTGAAGGAGAGGCGGCTGGAGCTGGGTCTGACGCAGGAGGCGGTCAGCGGCATTCTGAAGCTGGCAGACCCGCGGATGGACGTGAGCATGGTAAGCCGTTTTGAAAACGGCGTGTGCCTGCCCACGGAGGAAGTCACGGAGGCGCTGGAGGCGGCGCTGCGGGCCAGCAGGGCGTATCTGTTCGGCGAGGACGAGAAAGCGGAGATGCCCATGCGTACGGCGGAGACAGAGCGGATTGCCGGTCTGATCCCCAAGGGGCGCAGGAACGCCATCAGCCGGGAAGACCTGGCGGCGGCGCTGCACACCACCGACCGGAAGATGCGAAAGGCCGTGGCCGAGGCAAAGAAGCAGGGCGTGATGATCTGCAACGACGGGGACGGGTACTACCAGAGCGACGAGCTGAGCGATTTGTGGCGGCAATACAGGCGGGAGACGGCGCGGGCTATGTCTATCCTCAAGGCGCGGAAGCCTATGCGGGAAGTGCTGAAAGCGGCTGGGAGGCCGGTATGATGCGAGTTAAAAAGAAAAGGTGGGAGCGCATAGACACCGGCGTTTTGTACATCTGCGATGATTGTGGTGCGGAGTTTGAAGACCCGGCCATGTGTACCTACAAACATTCCCCGGATGGCGAGTTCGGTGAGGAAATGACAGAATACCAATGCCCGTATTGCGGCAGTGCGTATGTGGGAAAGGCGGAAGAATAATGCTGAAATCTTTTGACGAGTTAATACAGGTGGATGTAAAGCCGTTTTGCGATTTGCGTGACGCAAAGGACGAGAAAGGTAATGTTATCAAGGTCCCTTATTTGAGTTGGGCAAAGTGCGCCAAGTTGCTCCACGAAAACGGAGCATCCAGCGTGTGGTATGCTCCTCGGAGGTGCCCGGAAACGAATACATACCTGTGGCCGCAGGCCAAAATTACTACCAGTAAAGGAAGAACTACAGAATGCTGGTTTGTGTCTGTTGAAATCCACATTGACGATTTGGAGTTTTCCTACGACATGCCCCTCTTGAACGGATCTCTTGTGGTATATGAGGACACGCTGAACCAACTCCGCATAAACAACGCGCTTGCGAGAGCTTTCGTTAAGGGTGTTGCCGTGCGTACCGGCCTTGGGTTTGACCTTTGGGCAGAAGGTGACGGAGACGATGGTGAGGACGATTTGAGCCGTCACAGTATCTTTGCCATAAAGGAGAGACTTGAAAGGCTAATCACCATGAAAGAACGAAACGGGCTTGACCACAGCGACCTGCTTCGGGGACTTGGGATCAACGAAAAACAGCTTGTGCAGTTGATGGGCTATTTTGCAAAGCTGGACGCGCTTGAAAAGGCTGTGAGTAAGCTATGATACGAAACCACGACAGAAGCGGGTGGTTTGGCGCAAGCGACACCGCCACCATCATGGGGAACTGGAATACAGATACGTTTCGAAGATGGTGGCTGGTGAAGCTGGGGGTCAGGAAGGATAGGTTTATTACGCCGGCAATGCAGTGTGGCACGGCTTACGAGCACAAGATACTTGATGCGCTGCGTGTAAAGACACGAGACAGGCAGATACGCATTCGTTCGCTACGTTTGCGCGTGAACTATGACGGGGAAAGCAGACAACTCATTACCGAAGTGAAAACGCATAGCAAACCTTTATTCAAGGTTACGAAAGCGTATTGGCAGCAGTGCCAGGTGGAGATGTTTGCCAGCGGATGCGGATTGTTCCGAAAGAGAAAGTTTTGCAGGATCGTGGCATACCGCGTTACAGAAGACGAATTGTTTAATTTTTTCCTGCCAATAGACGAAAACAGGTTGACACAGCACAAGGTTGATTATGACGCGGAGTGGGTCGAGGGGTGTTACCTACCTCGCCTTAGGTATTTGGCAAAATGCCTACGAACAGGACATTGGCCGCAGGAGGAAGAATTATGCAGCAGGTGACAGTCGATGGCGCACGGTGGCAGCAGGACAGTGATGGCGCGTGGCTGGCGCTGCGTGTGAAGTCGCCGCAGACCGCTATGGACGTGTGCGACGCCATGAAGCCCGGCAAGGAGTACAACGTGACCATCAAGGGCAAAGGCCGAAGCTTGGATGCCAACGCCTATTGCTGGGTACTACTGGACAGGCTGGCGGCACACTATGGCATCTCCAAGCAGGAGGTGTACCGGCAGGAGATACGGAACATCGGAGGCGTGAGCGAGGTGCTGTGCCTGCGGGAAAAGGCGGCGGAGCCGTTTTGCAGGGCATGGGAGAGGAACGGGATCGGATGGATGGCAGAGACGTTCCCCAGCAAGCTAAAGGGCTGCGTGACCGTAACAGTATGGTACGGCAGCAGCACCTACGACACGGAGCAGATGTCGCGGCTGATAGATGCCGTCGTGGAGGATTGTAAGGCGGTAGGTATTGAGACGCTGACGCCGGCAGAGCTGGACGCGCTGGTGAGCCGGTGGGGAGAGGTGAGCGCATGAACAAGCTGCACATACAGCCCTGCTGGACGTGCAAGAAGTGCTACGGCGATTGCAGCTGGTCGAGGAAAGGCCCGGAGCCGGTGCCAGGATGGGACGCTACGCCTACGGTGAAGAAAAAAGGAGGCCGCAAGGCGGGTATCATGCGCAGCTACGCCATTCACAGCTGCCCGGAATACGAGTGGGACGGGACGGAGGAAGCGCATGGAGAGTAAGAGATGCTTTTTGTGCGGGGCGACCGGCGGGGCGGATCCGCTGGATCGCCACCACATATTCCCCGGCACGGCAAACCGGAAGAAAAGCGAGAAGTACGGTCTTGTGGTGTATCTGTGCCATAACCGGTGCCACATCTTCGGCAGGCGTGCCGTACACAACAACGCAACGACTATGAAGCAGCTTCAGCGGTACGGACAGCTAAAGGCCATGCAGGAACAGGGCTGGACGGAAGAGGACTTCCGGCGAGAATTTGGAAAAAGTTACTTATAAGGAGATTTGATATGCTGAACAAGATTTTTGTCATGGGTAGATTGACACGGGATCCCGAGCTGCGGCGCACCAATAACGGTACCGCCGTTGCCAGCTTTGCACTGGCGGTAGACCGGGACTTTAAGAACGCAGACGGGACCAAGGACACGGACTTCATCGACATTGTGGCGTGGCGCGGTACGGCGGAGTTTGCTTCCAAGTATTTCGCTAAAGGCCGCATGGCGGTGGTGGAGGGCCGTCTGCAGATGCGTGACTGGCAGGACAAGAACGGCAACAACCGCAGAAGCGCCGAGATCGTGGCGGACAATATGTATTTTGGCGACAGCCGGAAGGACACGGACGCGCAGGGAACGTTTCCCCGGACGGACGGCCAGAGCCAGCTCGTGGAGCTGGACGAGGATGACAGCGATCTGCCTTTCTAAAGGGGGTGACGTGAATGGGCAAGATGCAGGAAGAGATCAAGGCGCTGCGGCGGCAGAACACGCATTTGCAGAACGTGGTACAGCGGCAGCGGCAGCACCTGTCAGAGTTGACCGGTGCCGTGCAGGACTACAGGAAGGCCATCACGGCGCACTATGTGGCCTGTGCCATTACCTTCGGAGAGAAACGGGAGGACTGCGGCATCTGCTGGGGCTGGCATCTGGAGGTCCCCGCTGACCTTGTGAGTAAGGCGCTGGAGAACTACACAGGCGATGTGTGGTTGGACAAAGAGCGCGGGGTATACGTCATAGGTGCGATGCCGAAGGAGTGAGGCCTATGGGCAAGTGCTACGTGAAAGCCTACTATGACTGGATAGAGCAGACAGCGGCGTTGACAGATGCAGAGCGTGGACGTTTGTTTATCGCCATTCTGGAGTACGCAAGAACAGGCACCCCGCCGGAGTTGGAGGGTGCGGAAAGCATACTGTTTCCGGTGTTCCGGACGATGCTGGACAGGGACGAGGAGCTTTCCGCTGAACGGGCAAGGAACGGGACAAAAGGCGGCAAGCAAACGCAAGCAAGTTTAAGCAAAATCAAGCAAACCGAAGCAAACGCAAATGACCACAAGCCTACTAAGACAAAGAAAGAAGACAAAGACAAAGACTTATTCCCACCTGACGGTGGGAGTACGCGCGCGAAGCGCTTTACCCCACCCACACTGGCAGAGGTTCAGTCCTACGTGGCTGAACGCCATTCGGCGGTAGACCCGCAAGGCTTTATCGACTTCTACGAAGCGAAGGGCTGGATGGTTGGCAAGACCCCCATGAAAGACTGGAAAGCGGCTTGCCGAAATGCTGAGAAGTGGGAACGATGGGGACATGCCTCTGCTGCACCTGTCGGCAAAACCGACGGTGCACGTGATGCCTGGATGAGCAAGTACATCAAGGGGGCGAAGCCATGAACGCGGGCATCTGGAAGATCGCCACGGCGAAGCTGTGCGGACAGTGCATCCGGGACATGGAGAACGAGTACATCTTCTCCCCCATGTGGCGGCGGACGCTGGGCGGCACGTGCGAACGCTGCGGAGAGATGCGCATCGTCCATGAGGTGCAGTACACGATGAACAAACGAGGGCTGGAGAAAAGAGGGAAACTGAATGGGCCTGATGAGTAACGACCTGGCGCGGCTGTCCCCGGCGGCACAAAAGCAGGTCATGGAGAAGATGCGGAAACCGGGGAAGTACAAGGCGCAGAAGACCAAGCGCGGCAGGCTGACCTTCGACAGCAAGAAGGAAGCGGAGCGCTACGACGCGCTGATGCTGCTGCAAAAGGCCGGGGAGATACGGGGCCTCAAATTACAGGTGCGGTACTGCTTGCAAGAGGCGTACACGACGTTTGAGGGTGACCGGGTGAAAAGTATCGACTACATCGCGGACTTCGTGTACGAGCGCAGAACGGCTCCTGACAGCTACGGCCAGCGGTACTGGTTGCCGGTGGTGGAGGACGTGAAGGGGATGCGTACCCGCGAGTATGCCATGAAAGCAAAGCTGTTCCGCAGTAGGTACGGGTTTGCCATACGGGAGGTATGACATGGGCAAGCAGCATTTGAGCAGAGACGACCGCATCTTCATGCGGGGCAAGCTGCAAGGCACACGGGAGAACATGGACATGGTGGCAATGGTGCTGATGGACAAATGCGGCTGGCACGTCCAAGAGGAGACAGCGGACAGACGGGATACGCAGAGCATCTCGTATCTGTACGAGTGCCTGGAGAAGCTGGCGGAGGAGATCAACGAGGGCCGCATCAAGCGCAAGCACATCAAGGACGTGCTGAAGGACGAGTGCGGCGTGGTGTTTGGAGATTAGGAGGTGATTTAGGTGAAACATTTAGGCGATATTACGAAAATAAATGGGGCAGAGATTGAACCCGTTTGGTGTATTACAGGTGGTTCACCTTGTTAGACAGGATCTATCCATCGCCGGGAAACGCGCCGGTTTGGCGGGAGCGCGAAGCGGCCTGTTTATGGAGCAGGTACGCATCGTAAAAGAAATGAGGGAGGCGGACAAAAGGAATGGACGGACAGGTGACATGGTTAGACCTCGGTATCTCGTGTGGGAAAACGTGGTCGGAGCCTTTAGCAGCAACAAAGGAAAAGACTTCGCAGCCGTGCTCGAAGAGATCATCAAAATCGTCGAGCCGGAAGCCCCCGGTATTGAAGTGCCTGAAAAGGGCTGGCCTACCTGGGGAGGGTATCACGATGAAATGGGAGGACGATGGAGCGTGGTGTGGCGAACTCACGACGCGCAACACTGGGGAGTGCCCCAACGCCGTCGTCGTATCTCGGTTGTCGCAGATTTTGGAGGAGACACCGCATCCGAAATACAATTTGACCCAAAAAGCGTGTCAGGGCATCCTGCGGAGAGCGGAGCGTCGGGGGAAAGACTTGCCGAAGCTGCTGAAAGCGGTTTTAATCCAGCAGTCGCAAGGAGCCTTACCGCAAGAGCGGACGGAAGCCCCTGCGCCGACAGAGGCCCCAACATCGTATGCAGTCCGCATCAGGGGGGGCTGTGACGGAGGAGGAAAAGGCGCGTTAGTGCAGACGGAGAAAAGCGGAACGCTGGGAACGGGGAACGATCAGACGATTTTTTGCATGGCCACACAGCAGGGAGGCGCGGAACTGCGGACAGACGACCGAGCGCCCACACTGACCGCCGGCGACCGCCACGGGGTAGCATATCTCGCAGGGGTTGACGGCTACAACGGCGAACTGACCGGCGATGTCGCATCCACCCTTGGTGTCAACTGCGGGATGTCCACTGGGCGAAATGGAGTTATGGAACTATCTGCCAACGAAAACGGAGGCATGGCGCGGGATAGCGTACTGTGCGCCGGGTTTAAGGCAGGACAGGGCGCACAGGCGGGCGGCATCGGGTACGGTGAGGAAGTGTCGCCCACGCTGGCGGCGGCACCCAGCGGGACGAACCAAACCCCAGCGGTGATGGCTTTTGACACCACGCAGATCACCAGCAAGGAGAACGGAAGTCAGCCGGGATTTGGCAAACCGTGTCACACACTGAACGCGAACGCTCATGTGCCGTGCGTGGCACTGGACATGACACACGCCTGTGACGTCATCCGCGAGTGCGGAGAGCAGGTCCCGGCGTTGCAGGCTCGAATGGGGACAGGCGGCAATCAAGTGCCGCTGACATACGGCATCGGCAACGGCCAAGCCAACGAAGCCGGCATTATGGCGGAGGAAGTCAGCCAAACGTTAAACACCATGCACGATGCTCAAGCAGTGATGTGTGAGGACGTGAGCCACGCGCTGCGGGCAAAGGCTAACTGCGCTTATCGAGAGGACGCGGAGACATACCTGGTGCAGAACATGGTAGTGCGCCGCCTTACGCCGCTGGAATGTACCCGCTTGCAGGGATACCCCGACGGATGGGTTGACATTGGCGACTGGACGGATGAGAAGGGCAAGAAACACAAGGACGCGGACAGCCCGAAGTACAAGGCGCTGGGCAACTCCATCGCCCTGCCATTCTGGGACTGGATGCTGCGGCGCATGGCGCGGTATCTGCCGGAGGGCGCGACGCTGGGGAGCTTGTTTGACGGAATAGGTGGGTTCCCGCTGTGCTTTGAGCGGATACACGGCAAAGGCACGGCGCGGTGGGCAAGCGAGATCGAGCCGTTCCCCATCGCGGTGACAAAAAGATGGTTTGGGGAGGAATGACATGACAAGAGATGAGATCGTGACCGCGCTGCGGTGCCATTGTGATGCAATAGAAACTGGGGCGTGCCCAAAGGATAAGTGCCCTTCGTTTGAAAGACCGGCGCGTTATAAATGCGCTGGTGTGGTTTGCGGGGAAGCCGCTGACCTGATCGAGAACCAGCAGCGGCACATAGAGGCACTGATGAAAGCCAACGACAGCCTGAAGGACGCCATTGCACGGCGGGATAAGCAGATAGAGGACATGAAGCAGGGCATGGCACAGCTGGCAAAGGCTGTGGCGGTGAAGGAGGAGGCGGAGTGATGGAACGACTGACAGAGCGACTTAGAACTGGTGAGGTTCTTATGGCATCAGATTACGAGGAGAAATACACGGAACAAGAGTGGATCTGTGTGCTGCAAGACCGCCTTGCCGCCTACGAGGACACGGGGCTGACGCCGGGAGACATCAAGGAATTGCTTGACATGGCTGTGTCGAAAACAGACAGGGTTTTGCGGCTTAAAGAAGAATTGCACACCATAAAGAACGAGCTATGCCAATACTGCGGGAAGTACAAACAAGCACACGAGGGCGCCTGTGACGGGTGCAAATGGAGGGAAATGTGATGGCAGTGGTGGATATTTTTATCACGGACAAGAAGTACAACGTCATCTACGCTGATCCACCGTGGGCTTATAGGCAAAAGCAAATGAATTTCCAACATTACGATGAAGCGAAAAAATATGAGAACGGCGTAAATGACCATTACCCCACCATGACGTTGGATGAACTGAAGGCGTTGCCAGTGAACAAAATCGGTGCAGACGATTGCTTGCTGTATATGTGGGCGACCAGCCCCAATTTGGATATTGCTATAGAATTGGGCAAATCATGGGGATTTGAGTATAAAACGGTAGCCTTTGTGTGGGATAAGCAGAGAACCAACTACGGCTTTTATACCTTGAGCCAATGCGAATTATGTTTGGCGTTCAAAAAAGGCAGAATCCCAAAGCGGGCAGTAACAAATGTGCGGCAGTTTTTAAGCGAGAAATTGGGGAAACACTCAGAGAAACCAGCAAAGATCAGAGAAAGAATCGACACCATGTATGGGCATTTGCCCCGCATCGAGTTGTTTGCCCGCCAACAGGCGGACGGCTGGGACTGCTGGGGGAACGAAGTGGAGGAGAAGTAAATGGACGCTGTGAAGTTTATCGAGGAGCACAGGAGAATGTATAAGGTTACTGGGAAGCACTTGCCTACTTTGGCCGAGGGGATTCCTGCCGAGGATGTTGTAAAAGAAGTAGAGGAATGGGCTGCTGCACACCCGCGAAAGACGCGAAAGAGCGTTTTTCTGGAGCGGTATCCTAATGCCCAAGTTGTCGCTGACACTGACATACCTTGTGTATACCCGTGCGATATAGAACAGGGTATGAAGGACGTTAACTACTGTGAGAGCCTATCTTGTTATGACTGCCGCCGCGAGTTCTGGATGCAGGAGGTAGAGTGATGGAACGACTGACGAAGCGCGACAACGATGGACAGGCAATGATGGATTGCGAGAAGTGTAAAGCGGATTGGACAGGTAAGCATGGTAAGCCGATGGATGACTGCACCGCGCTGTACTGCCGCAATCGCCTCAAGGATCGCCTCGCCGCCTACGAGGACAGAGAGTGTGCGCCGGAGGAAGTTCTACCGAAGGACAAGGCAGACGAGATCGCGTTGAAGCTCATGCGCCTTGCTGATTTGGAAAGCCTTTGCAGCTATACCCGCCTGCGCGAGCTGGCCGAGGCCGACAAGGACGGGCGTCTGGTGGTGCTGCCGTGCAAGGTGGGCGATACGGTGTATTTTGCTTTGCTTGGAAGAATCATTGAGAAGCAAGTATTTAGCATCGTTTCATTTTCAAATTCCACAAGAATTTACTGTGGCGGAACCAGCGAATATTTCAGGCCAGAGGATATAGGAAAAACCTTCTTCCTTACCCGCGAGGAGGCGGAGAAAGCATTGGAGGCGATGAAGGATGACTGAATTGAAACGCTGCCCTGAGTGCGGTGGAGTTGCAACCGTTATCCATATGTACGATACCTACGATAGAGCAGATTTTGGGTGGGATGCCGGTTGTGGGAGATATAGGGCTGGTGATGGCCTCCACACAAAGAAGATGAAAGTATCTGGGTTGCCCAGCAAAGCAAAAGCAATCGAGGCATGGAACAGGAGGGCGGGCAATGACACTAACTGAGATGTTTACAATTTGTGATTCGTGTGTATATGCGCCATGTCTTTGTGGGAATGACCCTGAGGTCTGCGTAGCGTATGTGAGGAGGGGTGAAAATGGATGAATACATAAGCCGCAAGGCGGCGATTGCTTATATCCGTGAGCAATCGGAAGAATGTCAAAAAGCGTTTGAAGAGCTTGGCGGGGAAAGCGGAATCTACGCAGACGCCTATAACGATTTAGCGGAGGACTTTTACAGCATTCCCGCCGCTGACGTTGCGCCGGTGGTGCATGGACGGTGGATTCACGATGGGCGCAGGATTGAGAGTGGCATTGATTGGTGCCATTGTAGCGAGTGTGGGAAATCAGATAACTTTTGCGCGCGCACAAACTACTGCCACAACTGCGGGGCAAAGATGGACGGAGGTGCGAAGTAGTGTTCTGCTGGATATTCACCCGCGCTGCACAAATGGAGGGCCACGAATTTACAGACGATGTAGCATACTGCTTCTGCTGGACAAAGAAACAGGCTATTAAGAGGTTCGGCCAACTATACGACGATGTAAAGCCATTCGAGGTTGACAAGGTGGTGTTTGACCCATTCAGGCGGCTGCCGGTCGTGGTAACGGATTATTGAGGAGGTGCGGAGTGATGGCGGAGATCATACTGAAATGCGAAAAGGAATATGAAATATGTTGTCCGGTGTGCGGTACGCCGGAAAGCAAAAGCCCGGTACGGTACCCGGACGCCCAGGCACCGGGGGAAAGCTGGATACAATGCGTCAAGTGCGGTACGTCATATAAGCCGCCGAAGTGGCAAGCGGCGGGAGGCGGAAGCTATAATATACCGACATGGCCCCCTGGTGATGGCGGACCGGGGTATAGAGGGAACGAACTGGAGATAGACGTATTCTATGGAGGCGGAGGCGGCGATGCAGATCGGTGACACCATCCGGGCGCAATTTATGACGCTGCCGAGCGAATACCCCGGCTCCGGTGCCAACGATGAAAAGCGGTTCCCTGTCCGCAAGGGCACAGTGGTGTATGTGCATTCAAAGGGGCGGTACATCGTGGCGGAGTGCGGCGGGGTAAGAGAGACATTCTTCCCGGAGGATATTGTGCCGGGACAACCCCCGATGGTGTGCGAATTAAAAGACGCGCTTTTTACACTGACGGAGGTGGACAAAAAGATCATGACCGCATTGGGAAGGAGGTGCTGACATGAGCGAATTCCCGGAACGGCTGAGAAAGCTGCGGGAGAGAAAGAGACTGAAGCGGTATGTGCTGTCGGAGCGCTGCGGGCTGAATTCGGACGCCATACGGCGGTATGAGCTGGGCACGGCGAAGCCGACGATGGACGCGCTGAAGAGCATAGCGGATGAATTTGGCGTGTCGGTGGACTATCTGATGGGCAGGACGGACTATCCCTGCGTGGTAGATATTGCCGAAAAATAATTTTTGAAAATTCCACTTAAAAGTGGAAAAATTGAAAAAACGCACTTTATCATGGGAGATGCAGGGGCAAACTCTGCATCTCCATTCTTTTTCTTTTCCCCCTTCTTTTCCTGATGGGCGGGGCTTCGGCTCCGCCCGGAGGGAGAAATATGCGGCATAGGTGCCCAGCAATGGGAGACCACAGCGAGTGACGGGGACTTTCCCTGAAGCGCTAAAGCAGGGCAGGACTGCAATGCCGTACCAGTCACACAAGCGGGCGAGGAAGCGCGAGAAGTTAAGCGCACACAAGCTGTGGCCACAGCGGCGGACAGTTAATCCGCAAAAACAGTGTGCGGCTGATGAAAAGGCGCAGCGCGGTGTGATTGCGATGGCAGACCGCTGCAAGGGATGCGTCCAAAATAGTCTGCTTACTTCGGATAGGACTTCCCGCACCTCTTAGCAATGTGTCCCAGGGAAGACGTTATATTCAGGTGAGGCGAAAGCCGGGTACAGACGTGCCAATGACAAAGGCCAGTGGTGGGAGGCTGGTGCGTCAGGCAAAGCGAGGTGGTGACAGTGGCTGCAAGGTTGACAGACCGGCAGAAAAAGAAAATACTGGCGGACTATGTGCAGACCAGCAACTATTGCGCCACAGCCAAACTCAATGGGGTTTCCGCAAACACTGTCAAAAAAATAGTGCAGACAAATGCGGATATTGCGGAAAAACTCATTAGGAAAAAAGAGGAGAACACCGCCGACGTTTTGACGTACATGGAGAGCCAGCGTGACATGGTGTGCCAGATTATAGGTAAGGGGCTGGCAGTGCTGAATGATCCGGCGAAGCTGGCAGAGGCAACGCCCAGCCAAATCACGACTGCTATTGGGACATTGATAGACAAGTGGACGCTGCTACAAGAAAAGACCGCTAATGATGACAGCGAGAGGGTTCGGGTGATAATTGATGTCTGACATCCGCCTGTCTGAAAAAATAGGCTCTGCGTTCTACGACGTGGCGCATGACGTGTTCCACCACGGTCACACGCACTACGATTTCAGCGGTGGGCGCGGCTCATTGAAGTCCTCCACGGTGTCTGTGCTCGTCCCTCTGCTGCTGATAAACAATCCGGGCACGCACGCTCTGGTGCTGCGTAAAGTGGCAAATACCATCCGTGACAGCGTGTACGCGCAGTATATCTGGGCAATCGGTGAGCTGGGCATGGCGGCGTATTGGGAAGCCAAAGTCTCCCCGATGGAGCTGATCTACAAGCCTACCGGGCAGAAGATCATGTTCCGGGGCGCTGACGACCCCATGAAGATCAAATCTATCAAGGTGCCGTTTGGCTACATTGCCGTGACGCACTTCGAAGAGAAAGACCAGTTTGCCGGTCGTGCCGAGATACGAACGATTTTGCAGTCCACAATGCGCGGTGGGTCGAAGTATTGGAACTTTGAAAGCTATAACCCGCCGATAAGCCGCGATAACTGGGCGAACAAGGACAGCCTGGAAGAACGTACAGACAGGCTGTGCCACAAGTCAACGTACTTGCAAGCTCCTCCAGAGTGGCTGGGTGAGCAGTTTTTGGCAGAGGCGGAACATCTCAAGGCCACGGACGAGAGAGCGTACCAGCATGAATATTTGGGCATTCCTGTGGGTACTGGCGGAAACGTGTTTGATCGGCTGGAGCTGCGGGAGATAACTGACGCGGAGGTTGCGAGTTTTGACAAGCTATACCAAGGTGTAGACTGGGGCTATTTCCCTGACCCATTTGCTTTTGCTCGGCTGTACTATGACCGGGCGAGAGAAACCATATATTTGCTTGATGAGATTTATGAAAACAAGCTTTCCAACGAGCAGAGCGCAAAGATGATATTGCAGCGTGGCTACAATGACACGCGCATTATTTGCGACAGCGCAGAGCCGAAAAGCGTTGCAGACTTCCGGGCTATGAAGCTACCAGCCTTTGAAGCAATTAAAGGCCCCGGCTCTGTGGAGTATGGAATGAAGTTTTTGCAGCGGCGCACTATCGTGATAGACAGAAAGCGCACCCCACACGCTTATGACGAGTTTGTGGGATATGAATACGAAAGAAACAAAGACGGCGACATAATCAGCGGCTACCCGGACGCAAACAATCATTTGATCGATGCGGTTAGGTATGCCCTTGAGCCTGTAAGCCGCAGAATGGGAGTTATCGCATGACGGTAATCGACAAACTGAAACAATTGGGATATACGACCATCCCGGAAAAGTTTTACACGCAGGTCGGCGTGTGGAAGTCGTGGTATCAGGGCAACGTAAAGGGATTTCACCGATACAAGCGGTACAACGGTCACGACTGGGTGAAGTGTGAGCGCGTGACGCTGGGCATGGGTAAAAAGGTCTGCGAGGACTGGGCAAATCTTCTGATGAACGAAAAAGTCCAGATCACCCTTGAGGGGCAGAAAGAGCAGGCGTTCATTGACCGCATCCTAACCGCCAACAACTTTACGGTCAAGGCCAACGAGATGCAGGAGATGAAGTCCGCGCTGGGCACGGTGGCCTATATCCCTCGTGTGGTAGGCCAAAGCGTCAGCGGTACTGGTGAACCTATCCCTGGTGACGCATCCGGCATTGTGCTGGACTACGTGACCATCGAGCACATATTCCCGCTGGCGTGGTGCAATGGGTTTATTACCGAGTGCGCGTTTGACAGTGTGGTAACAGTGCAGGGCAAAACGTATTTGTATCTGCAAATCCACCGAAAGGACGACCTGGGACAGTACATCATCGAGAACAGTATTTATCGATATGAGAACGAGAGTTTGTCCGATGTCAAGTTAAGCGAAGTGCCGGGTTTTGAGCGCATTCCCCCTGTGGTGTATACTGGCAACGACAAGCGGCAGTTTGTTATTGACAGGCCAAACATTGCCAACAACTTTGATTATCTGCTGCCGGTGGGTATTTCGGTATTTGCAAACGCTGTTGATGTGCTGCGCGGCGTGGATTGCGCCTACGATTGCTACGTCAACGAGTTCGAGAACGGCCCCATGCTGCTGGCGGTAAAAATGCCCGCTACACGCTGGGAGAATGACAAACCGACGCTTGATCCGCACGACAGGCGCTTCTATTTGCTGGAAGAGGACACGCAGCAGGGCGATGTGGTAACGCCTATTGCGCCGCAGCTTCGTACCGACAAGCTTAATGTCGGTCTACAAGATCAGTTGAATCTTCTTTCCAGCAAGTGCGGCTTCGGCGAAACCTATTACCGCTTTGACGGCGACAGCGTGGCGACGGCAACGCAAGTCATCAGCGAAAATTCCACCATGTTCCGCACCATCAAAAAGATGGAGATCGTGCTGGAACAGGCTCTGGTAGAACTGTGTCGCATTCTTCTGCGGCTGGGCAACACCGCCATGAACGCTGGGCTGAATGAGGACGTGGAAATCTCCATCGACTTCGATGACAGCATCATTGAGGACAAGCAAACCGACTTTTCCCGCGATATGCAGCTTCTCAGTGCGGGCATCATGAACGATTGGGAGTTCCGCATGAAGTGGATGAACGAGGACGAGGCGACCGCAAAGGCGGCGCTGCCGAAGATGCAGGACATGACCACGGAGCAGCAGAACGAAGTGGAGTGAGGTGACGGGCAGTGCCGAAATACCCATTCTCCCCTCCTGTTTTGGATGCCATGCCGGAAGAATTGGCAGAGCTGTACCGTGGACTTGAGGACACGCTGCTGATGGAGATATGTTCCCGGCTGAAGATGCGGGACGAGCTGAACGAGGTCACGGTGCAGGACATCAAGGCGCTGCGGTCACACGGCGTCGATCTGAAAGAGATTGAAAAAGCCATACGCCAGACTACCGGCATCAGCGAGAAAAAGCTAAACGAGCTGATAGACGATGTGGTGGAGCGCAACCAAAAGTATTACACCGAGGTCATAGACCTTGCCCGTGTAACACAGCCTGACGTTCTGGTGGATGCAACCACCATTGACGCCATCAAACGGCAGACGCAGGACGTGTTCCGAAACATCACCGCTTCGATGGGATTTTTGGTAGACGCAGGGCGGACGATGCTGCCCCCCGCAAAGGCGTACCAGTGGGCTTTAGATGCCGCTACTTTGAAAGTAGAAAGCGGGGCTATTTCTTATGGGCAAGCCATCAAAGAAGCCGTTAGGGAGCTTGCAAGCGGTGGCCTGCGGGTAGTGGACTATGAGAGCGGACACCGTGACCATGCAGACGTAGCTGCACGCCGCGCCGTAATGACAGGCGTATCGCAGTTGTGCGGTAAGTACACGGAGCAAGCGGCGGAATACCTGGAAACGCCGTATTATGAAGTGTCTGCCCACGCCGGGGCGCGTGATGTACCAGGGCGGTCGCCGTGGGCATCGCACAAGGAGTGGCAAGGCAAAGTGTATTCCACTCGCAGCGGCGACATCTACCCGAACATCTACGAGGTGTGCGGTCTGGGTGCCGTTGATGGTCTGGAAGGAGCTAACTGCCGGCACCGCCGCAACGTTTGGGTTGAGGGCGTAAGTGAGCGCACTTACACAGACGAACAGCTTGCCCACATCGACGATGGGTTGGGCTGTACGTTTGAGGGCAAGACCTATACGGCATACGAGGCCACGCAGGAGCAGCGCAAGGTGGAGCGCACCATACGAAAGCTCAAGCGCGAGAAAACAGCGTACAATGCCGCGGGGCTGGCAGACGAAGAACAGGCCGTCAATATCAAGCTGCGCCGCCTGAACGCCAAGTATAAAGCGTTCAGTAAGGCGGCAGGGCTGCCAGAGCAGCGGGAAAGGATGAAGGTGCTGTATGAGAATTAGGGTTAGAAGTTACGAGGGGCTTTTGCTGGAGCTTGATAGCGATGTGAGCGAAATCCGTGATTTTTTGGGTAATGCAACTCACGCAATTCGGTATCGCGTTGAATTTTGGCTTGATGATGGCTCAAAAATTGAACTCGCAAACGTAATCCCCAGCGAAATTGAGGTGGTTAATGAACCGCGATGAAATGATACAGGCTATCGAAGCCATACTTAAGCGCGGCAACAACGCAGAAGTGCGGCGAAAGGGCGACGGCGTTATCGTGCTGGAAGTCCAAAAGAAAATCAAATATCAAACCCCGGCGTAATTGGGCACCGGGAAGGGCAATAGGAGCCAAGCAGTACGCAAATCATGCGTGTTGTTTGGCTCTTTTGTTTTATCAACACCGACCGACAGGTCGTTAAACAAGGAGAAGTTTATGGCAGAAGAAATCAACGTGCAGGGCACGGAAAACACTGCTCTTGAGCAGGAAAAGACGTTCACACAGGCTGATGTTGACAAGATGATTCAGACGCGGCTTGACCGGGAACGGAAAAAGTACCCCAGCGAGGAAGAGATCACCGCATACCGCACATGGAAAGACGGCCAGCAGACCGAGCAGGAACGGCAGGCAAAGCGCGACAAGGAGCTTGCGGACAGCAAGTCGGCCCTGACTGCTGCACAGGCGGAAATCGAACAGATGAAGCGCGACAAGTATGTGCTGTCTAAGGGGCTGACCGACGATGACGCTGAATTTATCGCGTTTAAGGCCCTCAAGATGGTGGATGACAAGACCACCTTTGAGCAGGCGGTAGACAAGCTCACAGAAAATCGCCAGAAGGTCAAGTTTGACTGGACGGCTCCTGTGGGCAACGGTGAGAAACCCAATGCAACCAATGCCGCGATGAACAATCTGATTCGCGGCGCACTCAAGTAAAGAAAGGAAGATACAAAACATGGCAAACATCATTGACAGAAACGCACTTTCCGGCCTTATCCCGGAGCCTGTAACTCGCGAGATCATGCAGGGCGCTATCGCGGAATCCGCCGTCCTGCGCATGGGCCGCCGTCTGGCAAACATGTCCAGCAAGACCCAGACCATTAACGTGCTGGACGCGCTGCCCTCCGCGTATTTCGTGAACGGCGAAGCCACCGACGCTGGCGCTGGTGATGCGTTCAAGCAGACCACGAAGATGGCGTGGGACAAGAAGAAGCTGTACGCCGAGGAAATCGCCGTTATCGTCCCCATCCCCGAGGCGGCGCTGGACGATGCCGATTACGACATTTGGGGCGAAGTCCGTCCCCGCCTGACCGAAGCTTTCGGCAAGGTTATCGACGCGGCTATCCTGTTCGGCACCAACAAGCCCAGCACTTGGCGCAACGGCGTTGTGCCCTCTGCTATCGCTGCCGGTAACGGTGTGCCTATGGGTACCGACGTGTTCAGCGACATCATGGGCGAAGGCGGCCTGATCTCCAAGGTCGAACTGGACGGATTTAACCCGAACGGCGTTATGTCCGCCATTCAGATGCGCGGCAAGCTGCGCGGCCTGAAGGACACCACCGGCCAGCCTATCTTTAAGTCCGACATGCAGGGCGCTACCCGCTACGGTCTGGACGGCATGGATATGTACTTCCCCATGAACGGCGCTTTTGACCCCAATCAGGCGCAGATGATCGTGGGCGACTGGAGTCAGCTGGTGTACGCCATCCGCCAGGATATGACCTTCAAGATCTTCACCGAGGGCGTTATTCAGGATCCCAGCACCAAGGCCATCACCTATAACCTGATGCAGAACGATATGGTGGCGCTGCGTGCCGTCATGCGTCTGGGCTGGGAGATTGCCAACCCCATCAACGCATACAACGCCGACATCGCAAACCCCTTCCCCTTCTCTGTGTACGGAAAGGCGGGCACTGTGTCTACCGTGACCGTTGCTCCCGCTACTGCCACTATGGCAAAGGGCGACAGCAAGGCTTTTACCGCTACCGTAACCGGCGAGGGTATTGTCAGTGGTGATGTGGAGTGGAGTCAGGACGGCACTAAGTCCAGCATCACCGATAACGGCGTGCTGACCGTTGGCGCAGCGGAAACCAAGGCCAGCATCACTGTTACCGCTAAGTCCAAGCAGGACAACAGCAAGACTTCCACCGCTACCGTTACCGTTTCTGGTTAATTTGAAAGGAGCTGGCTCACATGACATACGCTGATTACGACTATTACTCCGGGACCTATTTGGGCACCGTGAGCGAGGAAGATTTTCCGCGTCTGGCTGTACGAGCCAGCTCCTTCCTCGATTACTACACGCAGAATCGGGCAAAAGATAACGCCGATATGGACGCTGTAAAAATGTGCTGCTGTGCACTTGTGGACAAGTATCAGCTGATCGAAGCCGCGCAGCAGCTTGCCGCAACCAAACTGACGAACGCGGCGACCGGCGATGACGTGAAAAGCGAAACGGTAGGCGGGTACTCCCGGACGCTGGCCAGTGGTGGCGAAGCTGCCGCGTCTGCGCTGAGTGCAACAGACGGTGCGAAGAAACTGCTGGCGGCGACCTGTAACGAGTATCTGGCACATACCGGTCTGCTGTATCGGGGAGGGGGGTGCTGTGGTTGTACGCGCCCCACACTATAACGGTCTACAACGCCGTGCAGGAGACTGACCCGGCGACTTTTGAGGAAATCACAAAGCTGTATGTGACCATTCTGCGCGGCGTTATGCTGCAAGCCAGCAAGGCGGTAAACGTGCGTGAAAGCGGACTTGAGAGCGCGGACGCGGTAAACCTGTACATTCCGTTTTCCGCGGAAGCGGTGGACGGAACGACAGGCAAGGCCAAAACTTACGCGCCCCCACAGGCGTTTCTTGCGGCGGCGGACAAGTTTGGGCTGTGGACGCTGTCGGTCAACGGAAACGGCGGCCTGACGTTCTTTGTAAAAGGCGAGTTTGTCACAGACAAAGAGGACGTGGCTATGGCACAGGACGGCTGCTACAACGTGACCAAAGTGGACGAGAAAGATTTTGGCAGCGTGGATATGCAGCATTGGGAAGTCGGAGGGGCATAAGATGTCGCTCAAGTTCTCTGTTGACGTGTCTGGCATGGACGAAGTAAAACGGCAGCTTGCAAGGGCCTGTGGCCGCGCTGAAAGCGTTTTAGCGCAACAGGTGATGAAAGACACCATCCCCTTTGTGCCTGCGCTTACAGGCTCTCTGACGCAGAGAACGCGGGTGGTAGGCAACGAGGTCATTTACCCCGGCCCATACGCCCGGTTCCTGTACTACGGTAAGGTGATGGTAGACCCGGCGACCGGCAGCACATACGCCCCAAAGGGCGGGCACAAGGTGGTCACAGACCGAAATCTTGTATTTAACACAACAATGCATCCGCAGGCACAGGCACATTGGTTTGATGCTTCCAAAGCGCAGAACATGGAAAAGTGGGTGCGGGTGGCAGATAAGGCGGTGAAGAGATTTGGAAAAGATTAAAAAGGCCGTGTCGGCGGCGGAAGAAGATCAGGTATCGCGCAAGCTGCTTGTGTGGCTGAACACATACCCGGAGCTGCCAGTCGACCTTATCCGCTTTGAGTTTCTTCCTGCCGACACTTCCTCTATGGCGATGTCGACCATTCAGGCGGCTTACATCGTGCGGAAGTATATCACCGGCGGTTATGTGGCGGAGTATCAGTTCAAGATAATCTACCGAGTTAAGCCGGGGAACAGCAACGACAAACGGCTCAAGGCTGACGAACTGTTGAACGCTATCGGGGATTGGGCAAATGGTCAAAAGCCCGACATTGGCGATGACAAGCGCGTTATCAGCATGGAGCCAACCACACGATCTTCCCTGTTTGCCATGTATGAAAACGGGGATGAAGATCACCAAATCCTTATGAAACTGAATTACGAGGTGAATGTATAATGGCAGATTTGGAATTCAACACCACGGCGGGCCAGACCATTGACCGCGAACTGCTCATTGCGTACCTGAATACCGGCACCGCATCCGCGCCTGTGTGGAGCGCCATCGGTAAGCGCGTTGAGGACAGCAGCGAGGAAATGGACTGGAGCACCGACACCAAGCAGGACATTCTGGGCCACACCTTTACGACCATGAAAAAGCCCACCATCACGCAGACATTTGATCCCATCCCATTGGATGCGGGCGACGCTGCGGCGGTGAAGATGTGGAACCTGGCAGTAAAAGACCAGGATGCCCAGGCGCTGGCAAATCAGGACATGATGATCGGCCACTTCTACGCCACCAGCGGTGAGGCGATGTTTGCGGAGCGCTACGACGCTTGCGCTATTGCCATCACCGGCATCGGCGGCGAGGGCGGCGGCACCCTAAATATCACCAGCGAGATCACCTATGGCGGTACACGCACTGTGGGTACCGTGAAGAAGGGCAGCAGCGGCGCTATTGAGTTCACTGCGGCCTAAATAAAGGGGCGGGCAACCGCCCCCTGTTTTGGAGGGAACACATGAAGGAACTGACAATCACCACCGGCGTACAGGAATACCACCTGAATGACAAATGCACGGTGTATTTTAATCCCAGCGATCCGGCGTTTGCAGACAAGCTTTACACAGCGTTTGACGCGCTGAAAAAGAAGCAGGATGCGCGGGACGATAACGTAGAAAAAATGAGCGCCCGCGAAATGTTTGATTGGCTCCGAAATATGGACGCCGAAATGCGTGAGACTATTGACGGGGTGTTTGAGCAGCCGGTGTGTGAACCGCTGTTTGGCAACGTGAGCGTGTATGCCATCGCAGACGGTGCTCCGCTGTGGATGAACCTTATGGTTGCCATCATGGACGAGCTGGACGAGGGGATTAAGCGTGAAAAGGCTTTTCACAGCGAGAAGCTTGCAAAGTATACAGCCAAGTACCACAGATGATGTACGACCTTCCGACGAGCCTTGAGGTGTGTGGAACGGAATACCCAATAGAAACGGACTTTCGCGTGATACTGGACATATTCTCTGTGCTGTCTGCTGTTGAACTAACGAGCGAAGAAAAGTGCATCGGCGTGTTGGGAATGTTTTACCCCGGTTTTTTCACTATGCCTGGGGAGCACGTGGAAGAAGCGATAAAACAGTGCTTTTGGTTTATCAACGGAGGGAATGAGGAAGCGCAAAAAAAATCAACCAAGTTGATGGATTGGGAACAGGACTTCCGCCTGCTTGTCGCTCCAATCAACCGCATAGCGGGGCAAGAGGTGCGGGCGCTGCCGTATCTGCACTGGTGGACGTTCCTTTCGTACTACGGCGAAATCGGCGATTGCTACTTTGCGCAGATCGTGCGTATACGCGATCTGAAAGCAAAAGGAAAGCTGAAAGACAAAGCCGACAGGGAGTTTTACCGCAGAAACCGCGACGCTATCGACATCAAGCGGCGGTACTCGGAAACTGAGGAAGAAATCATTAAGGGCTGGACGTAAAAAAGCCGCCCCGGAGGGCGGCTGCGCGAATGTCAGTGATTTGCAATAAATGTAATGTCGTTGCCAGACCAAAAATCAGGTGTAAACCTGATTTCGAGTGTTTTCCAATCGGCGGGAACTTCGTAACCTATTACGCCGGACATCTTTTTCCCTGATGCAACGGTGCCGTCCAGCTGACTTTTATCTGCGGCCAACGTTCCGGTCATGCTCATGTTTGTGGAGTAGTCATCGACATACGCTTCAAAAGACATTATAGAGCTTATGGAAATATCTTTGCTGGATTTGTTTTCAATGGAAAATTCGCAAAATAGAAACACGTTGCCGCTGTCTGGTGTGTAAAAACCTTCTTCGCTTGATTGGGTGCAAGACACAAATGTGACTTCAATGTCTTTAAGGGAGACAACGTCACCAACTGCAAATTCTGTTTTCTGCGGAGCAGTTGATCCGTTTCCGCCTTTTGCGTCTGTATCCCCCACCTTTTCTGGAGAATTCCCGCCAAGCGCAGTGCCAATAATGCCGATAGCAATAAACACAGCTATAACGATCAGCACGACCGGCTTTTTCTGTTTGGCTCCACAAGCGGGACATACTTTCGCGGATTTTGCAATATCTGCGCCACAGGTCTTACACTTAGTCATTTTATCCATTTTCTTCCACCCTCCAAGAAATTTTTTGTGGTTTGTTTATAATACCACACAAATACCATAAAAGCAAGTAGGTGATTGTATGGCAAACGCGGACGGTTCCGTTATCATCAAGGCCGATATTGACGATAAGCAGGCGCAGAAAGAACTCAATGCGCTGGAAAAGAAAATAGAAGCGCTGCAGGAAAAGCTCACCAACAAGAAATCCGCGCGAGATACTTTGTTTAATCAGGCCAACAATTTGGGCGCACAGCTTGACGAAGCAAAGGCAAAACTGGCGCAGATGAAGGGCGGCGGCGAGTTCTTTACCAGCGACGCTATCAAACAGCAGGAGGCCGCTGTAGCGTCTATGGAAAAAGAATGGAACGCCATGAATGACAAACTGGACAAGCAGAACGCCGCTATCCGCGAGGGCGAATCGGAGCTTGACCGAATGAAAGCAAAGGCTGGTGAGTTAGGTAAGCAGCTTGGCAATACCGGCAAGAACGCAGGAAAGATACAAGAAGGGTTAGACAAAGCATCCCAGGGCATGGAGGCATTCACAAAGCGCGTAAAAATGCTGGCAAAGCGGGCGCTGGTGTTTACCATCATTGCCCGTGCGTTGGCGGCCCTCCGGGATTGGCTGGCGGACGTGGTGGCCGTAAACGGCGAAGCACGGGACGCTATTGCGCAGCTCAAGGGTGCGCTACTGACGCTGGCACAGCCGCTTGTGCAGATCATCATCCCGGCGTTTACTGCGCTGGTTAAGGTACTGGCTACGGTGGTTTCGTTTATTGCGAATATTGTATCCGCCCTATTTGGAACAACGGCAAAAGAAAGCGCCAATGCGGCAAAGTCCCTGAACGACCAGAAGAACGCATATAAAGGCGTTGGCGGAGCGGCAAAGTCTGCAAGTAAACAGCTTGCGTCGTTTGATGAGATCAATAAGTTAAGCGGTGAAAGCGGCGGCGGGTCCGGTATTATTCTACCTGATTTCAGCACGGCGGCAAATTTCGCATTTCTTGATAAAATCGCGGACAAGCTCAAGAAGATCGGGCAGGACATTGTAAACCTGTTTAAGGATGTCACCGGGTTTATCGGCAACGTATTCTCCGGTGATTGGGGCGCGGCGCTGGACAACATCATCAACTTTGTAAACCACGCCCGTATTTTGCTGGCCGATTTGCTGGACTTTGTGGGGTATATCTTTGGAGCGATCATAGACACCATCATAGAAAAGTGCGGTCTTGCCGGTACTCCGGTAGGAGATATGTTGACTGGTATTAAGGACATTGTGCAGGGAGCGTTGGGCCTTATTTCCGGCATTCTTACGTTTGACTTGGAGAAAATGAAACAGTCGGTTATCCAAATGCTTACCGGCGTAAAGACATTTGTGCTGGGCATTTTTGACTGGTTCAAACTGGGGCTGACAAGTTTGCTTGACTGGCTTGACGAAAGCACAAACGGTAGGTTCCATGAATTGATAGAGCTGGCGAAAACTTACGTCAATGACGTAGTCGAGGGCATGAAACAGATTTTCAGTGGCCTTATTGAATTCCTGACCGGCGTGTTTACGCTGGACTGGAAAAAAGCGTGGGAAGGTATCAAAGAAATTTTCCGGGGCATCTGGAATACCATCGTAGGTGTCTTTGAGGCGGCTGTAAACCTCATCATCAAGGGTATCAACTGGCTTATTGACCAGCTGAACAAGATACACTTTGAGATACCGGATTGGGTGCCGGGTATCGGCGGTAAGTCCTTCGGCATCAATATTTCACATGTAAACGAGCTTAAAATCCCACGTCTGGCGCAGGGCGCGGTCATTCCTCCGAACCGGGAGTTTATGGCAGTGCTTGGCGATCAGAAATCCGGGACGAACATTGAAACGCCCCTTGCTACGATGGTGCAGGCGTTCAAACAGGCACTTGCTGAAAGCGGGTATGGCGGCAGCAATGAAGCCGTGTTGGTGCTGGACAAGGACGTGCTGGGCAAGGTCGTGTACCGGCTGAACAAGGCGGAGGGTACGCGCATCGGCGTAAATCTGTCGGAGGTGCAGGGATGAACTACATCAAACTGAACGGCATTTCCTTTGACGCTGACGTGGCCATTTCAAAGTACAATCGAAACTTTAACGTGCTGGACGGCGAAAACGCAGGGCGCGTAATGACGGGACGCATGGTGCGTGACATCATCGGTACATACCTTGGCCACAAGCTGACGGTTTTTCGGCGCGGCGACAACTATAAGGGACTGGACGATTTCTGGGACTACCTGTACAAACACAGCGTGGATGACTTCGTTATGCTGGAAGCGGCAGACGGCCAGACCACCATTGCTTATGAAGCGTATTACACCAGCGCGTCGCAGGACTTGGAGAAGGGCGATGGAGGCGTAAACTATTGGGGCGAGATCGAGGTGAACTTCGTTCCGATGGACGCGCAGCTCCGCCCCTAAGAGGTGGACTATGTCGAAAACGACTATTCTGTACAAGGACATAGCCCCCGGCGCAGCGGATGACGCAACTGTGGTCGCCACCGGCGGCACAGGAGACATCACCCAAATTCCGCACGGCGCGGCTCCAGGGAAGCTTATCACGCTGGAACGGAGCCGCGGGGTGCTGGACGGCACCGTTGATGGCGTGTACGCGGAGGACAAGGTAGGCTTTTGGTCTACGGAGGTTTCCGGAGACAGCGGAGAGTTTACCAACCCGCCAAAAATCACCATGACGTTTACACAGCAGTATTCCAGCATGGGCATCCAGCTTACCTTTGACGAGGACACAGGAGAGTATTGCAGCGAGGTAGAAATCTCGTGGTATCAGGGTGCGGTGCTGCGGCGGGCGCAGTCGTTCCAGCCTAACAACGTGGTGTACTTCTGCGATTGCAGGGTAGAGAGCTTTGACAAGGTGGAGGTCACGCTGAAAAAGACCGTAGTCCCACATCGGCGGGCGCGTGTTAATGAGATCGTGCTGGGCGTGGTGCGTAAATTCGGGATGAACGAAATACGCAACGCATCCATCGTAAACCAGGCGAACGAAGCCGCCGTAGAGCTGCCGGTGTCCACGCTAAACTGGACGCTGGACAGCCTGAAAGACGTGGACTATCTGTTCCAGCTGAAACAGCCGGTGGAGGTGTGGAACGACAACCGGCATCTGGGGACATACTACATTAACAACTCGTCACGCACGTCCGCAAACGTGTATGTGATAGAGTGTCAGGACGCGCTCGGAGTGCTTGAATACACGCCGTTCAGCGGAGGTGCATACCTTGATGGAGTGAGTGCGAAAACGCTCTTAGAAACGCTTGCAAAGCCCTTTGAGGTGGAGTATGCGAGCGATGTGGAGGACACAACGCTGAAAGGCGTACTTGTTAAGGGAACCAACCGAAGCGCTATCCAGCAGGTCATATTTGCATGGGGCGTCTGTCTGGCAACAGACGGCGGGAACAAACTGCGGGTATTCAACCAGCCCACAAAGCCTATTCTTATCCCACGCGGGCGGACGTTTGTCGGATCTTCCGTTGCAACCGGCGCGGTGGTCACAAAGGTGAACGTGACGGCGCACAGCTATGTAGAAGCCAGCAACGGCAACGTGACCATCAATGGGGTTAAGTACAAAGACACCCGGACGGTGTACAGCGCCATCAACCCCAACGTAACCGCATCCGACCGGGAGAACGTAAAGGAAGTCACGGCGGCAACTCTTGTATCTGATGAAATTGCACAGGCAGTGGCGGACCGGCTGTACAAGTATTATTCGCTGCGTGACACGAACACGGCGACCGTGGTATACGGTGGCGAGAAGCTGGGCGACTGCGTGAGCATTTACACGCCGTGGGGACTGCTGACCACAGGCAATCTTCACAAGATGGAGATAAAACTGTCCAACACGGTTGTGTACAACGCGGAAGTCACAGGCGCGTGGATCATCAGCCCGTACTTCTATTACAGCAACGACCTGTTCTCCGGGGAGGTGTAACCGATGGCGGAATATACAGCACAGGTGCCGAAGATAGCGGCGGCTGTACTGCTGCCGAACCCGGCGACCATCAACGGCAAGGTAAAGCTACAGGTAACGGTAATAGAGGAAACCGTCATTGTGTACCCCAGTTACTACTACAGCGGCGATCTATATGCGGGCGAAAGCCCCCATACGCCGTACCCGCGTGTACCACAAGCATATCATTTCTTTTGCGGCGATATTTACGCCAGGGAGGTATAAATGGCAATCAAGACAGTAAAAGCGACGATCAACGGCCAGACATACGACCTGACGCTGAACTCCGCAAGCGGCAAATGGGAAGCGACCATTACCGCTCCGGGGAAAACATCGTACAATCTGGCAGGCGGCTACTACAACGTATCCGTCGAAGCAACAAACGAAGCGGGCACAAAGGGCAGCGCGGACGCATCTACCGTAGACGGCCTGAAGCTGGTGGTAAAGGAGACTGTGGCACCTGTTATCACCATCGTGTCCCCCACGGCTGGCGCGTATGTGGCGAACAGCAAACAGCCGGTGGTATTCAACATCACGGATGAAACCGGCGGTTCTGGCGTGGACATCAGCACATTGGTAGTCAAGCAGGACGGCACGGCTGTAGCGGCGGCGAACATCACGCACACGGCTATTACCAATGGCTACAGCGTGACCTACACGCCGTCTGCGGCACTGAGCGACGGAAGCCACACCGTGACCATCAACTGCAAAGACCACGACGGAAACGCGGCTGCGGAGAAGTCCACGACCTACACCGTGGATACTGTTCCTCCGACGCTGAACGTAACATCTCCTGCGGACGGCCTTATTACGGCGGCTTCTTCTGTCACTGTGGCCGGTACTACCAACGATGCAACGTCCTCTCCCGTGGTCATTACTATCTCCCTGAACGGAACGGATCAGGGGACAATCCCTGTGGGCACCGGCGGCACCTTCTCCAAGGTGATTACGCTGAAAGAGGGCAGCAACACCATCATCGTCAAGGCCAAGGACGCGGCGGGCAAGGAAAGCTCCGTCACGCGGACGGTCACACTGGACACTTCTGTTCCTAAGATCAAGACGGCGACCATTACGCCGAACCCGGTCGACACCGGAAAGACGATGGTCATTAGTGTTACCATTGAGTGAGAGGTGATAGCTTGAGCAGAGATATTCGCGTATCCCTCCCCGCTGCCATCGTCTATGTTTCCGGTTCGGTCAACGGAAAGGATTACGTGTGGACGCTGGATGGCGAAGCGTGGAAAGCCACGGTAGACCGTGCTTCGGATGAAAAGTACGCCGTATCTTTGACGGCTATCAACGCGGCAGGCACAAGCGCCAGTTACCAGTTTACCCTTAACTATGGTATGCTGTCCCTTATTACGGACAGAACGCAAGCGGACGTAGACGGGGTTATAGCCGCGCTCAGTCGAATAGAGGCTGGGCGCGGCACCCCGGCGGACGTTCTGCTGTTAAGCGACAACAAGGGGTCGTACAACTACACTGACCTAAACCGCGTTGCGGGAGCTGTGCTGTATGTGGCGGAGAAATTGGAAGCCAGCGGGTACAGCGTGACGGTTACGGCAAAGCAGGGATGGACAGAAACGGACATCCCGACGCAGGCTGATATTGACCAGTACCTCGCAGACATCGCGGAGATACGCGGTGCGTTGCCTGTACCATCCAATGCCCCGGAGGTTCCTACAATGCCACTGGACTATCAAAAAGCCAACGACATTGAAAGCATCCTTATACTGGTAGACAAGCTTGTGCAGAACATAGCCAAGTCGTGGTTTTACTCGGGAGACTTGTACTCCAACGAAATCAAATACTAAACGTTACTCCCGGCCAATCGGGGCACGGGAAAGGGCAATAGGAGCCGACTATGGGAACGTAGTCGGCTCCATCTTTTTTGGAAAGGAGCAGATATGCAGGACAGAATTTCCCTTTATCCTGGCCGCGTCAAGCTCACGCCTGTTTCCGGGCAGGACAACGTGTACGACATGACCCGGCAGGACAACCCCACCACGGAGGGCACACCGCTGAACAAGTCCACGCTGCTGACGGACGAGGTGGCGGAAACGCTTGGGCTTGACCCGGCAACGGCAACGCCCTCCCAGGCCATCAACGCCGTGGCGGGCAAGGCAACGGACAAGAAGCTATCGCTGACGCTGGCGGCGGCAAGCTGGACAGGGAGCGCAAGCCCCTACACCCAGGGTGTGACCATCACAGGCGGAACGGCCACCAGTCAGGCGGACATTCAGGCAGACGCAACGGCGATACAGCAGATGCTGGACGACGGCACCAACGCTATCTACATCGCCAACAACAACGGGACATTCACCGCCTACGCTGTGGGCGAAAAGCCCACCGCTGACCTGAGCGTTCAGGTGACGGTGTACGACGTGAAGGAGGTAATTTAACGATGGTAATTATCGGTAAATCGCAAATAGCGGGGGGGGGTACTGCTAAACGATTAGAGTTTGAGTACACCGGAACGTACAACGAGCGCCTTGATGACGGCGTGGTGGAGCTGCTGAGTACCGGGACGCTGAAAGTCACGAAGGACACGTATATCGATGCCTTTTTGGTAGGAGGCGGTGGTGCCGGAAACGGGGCTAAAGATGTTCGCAGCGCTGCTGCTGGTGGGGGAAGCGGCTACACAAAAACACTTACGAAAATTCTTTTGCAAAAAGGCGTAAACTATCAGATTTCTATTGGGGCCGGGGGTGCTTATGGAACGGGTACATCATCTATCGGCCTTGCTGGTGGAGGAACAACTGCATTTGGAACTACTGTAAACGGCGGTCAACCCTCTACGAACGCAGCTGCTGGCGGTGCTGGGGGTTCCGGCGGCGGCGGGACTGCAAACAAGGGAGGGTCTGACGGTTCAAACGGTTTGAGTTCAGGAGCCTATATCGGCGGCAAGGGACAAGGCACCACCACCCGCGAATTTGGCGAAGCAACCGGAAAACTCTATGCAGGAGGCGGCAGTGGTGGCAGTTCTGATAGTACACACACTGGCCTCGCTGGCGGGGACGGCGGCGGTGGTATGGGCGGCACCTATTTAGTAAATGGTGGGGATGGCGAAGCAAACACTGGCGGTGGTGGAGGCGGGAGAGGCAGCGGCAGCCAGCTCCACGCTGGCTCTGGTGGCTCTGGCATCGTCTGCATAAGGCTACACAAAGAATAAACACGGCCTCCGTTTCGGAGGTCGGGAACGGAGGTTTATATGGCAATTACAGGCAGAGCGGTGACAGCAGGGGGAGGCGGAATTGCCAATCGGCTGGATTTCACCTACACGGGCGGTACATTCAACGAGCGTACCGCAGACGGTGTAGTGGAGTTTTTGGAAACCGGTATCCTTACGATGAAAAAGGATACGTATGTGGATGTATTCATGGTTGGCGGTGGTGCCGGGGGTGTGTCTATTGGAACATCCAGCAACGGCGGAGCCGGAGGTAGCGGTGGATGCACAAGAACTATCGTAAACGCTTTGCTGCGAAAAGGGGTGGCATACCAAGTTGTTATTGGCGCGGGCGGCACCGGTGGCGGCAACTCCGGCGGGGAGACTTCGGCGTTTGGTTACACAGTTACAGGTGGAACTGTTGCTAACGGCGGCTCTGGCGGCGGTAAAGGCGGCGTTGCTGCAAGCGGGCAGACGAACGCCGGAGATGGCGGGTCAAACGGATCGGATGGTGGGAATGTCGGATCCCCGACAACCGGAAACCCCGGAAAAGGACAAGGAACCACTACGCGAGAGTTTGGCGAAGCAACCGGAAAACTGTATTCCGGTGGTGGTGGCGGTGGTCAAGGAATATACGGAAGCTTTGGAACTGCGGGAGCTGGCGGTGAAGGGGGCGGCGCAAATGGAAATTCCACAACTGACGCTACGGCTAATACCGGCGGCGGCGGTGGCGGCGGGAAAGCATCCTCTGGTAGTTCCAGCCCCGGCGGTAAAGGAACTGCTGGCGGCAGCGGTATCGTGTGTATCCGCCTGCACCAAGACGACCCCACTGAGAACGTGCTGAGTGGAACGTGGAGGTTTAATGACACTCTTACCATGCCGAGTACCTTGTTTACAGAAAACTTCGATTATGACGGGACAGTTGCCTATGCTGGCTCCAGTTTTTATGGCGTGATGGGCGTGCAAGAACTTTCTTCCAACAAAGAACTGTGCTTTGGGCATAACCCAGGCGACTTGTCATCAAATTATGTAGAAGCATATAGTTTTACCTACAACACATGGCGACAAGCAACAGCAAAAACCATAAAATTCTGGAACCGCTATCAGGTAGTTTCCCCGGAGTTCTACGCATGGTTCACCGCAAACGCCACCAAGATTTCGGATTAAGGAGCGTGATTAAGTGAGATACGCATTGGTTGAAAACGGTGTTGTTACAAACATCATCGAAATGGACAAGCGGAACGAGCAGTTCTTTCCCGCCGCCGTGTACACCGGTGACAGGCCGGTGGGCATGGGCGACACGTACACGGAGGGCAAGTTCTATCGTGACGGAAAAGAGGTGCTGACGGCACTGGAGGAGGCCAACAACGAGATAGACAGCCTGACGCAGCAGCTGGGCGAGGCTGTGGAAACCATCTATCAGGCGGATATGGAGGTTATCGGATGAGCATGATTATCGGTAAAGCGTTAATTGCGGGGGGGGGGTACTGCTAAACGATTAGAGTTTGAGTACACCGGAACGTACAACGAACGGCTGGATGACGGCGTGGTGGAGCTGCTTACAAGTGGCGTGCTTACGGTGACGAAGGACACGTACATCGACGCCTTTCTTGTAGGGGGCGGGGGCGCTGGGAATGGAAGCAGCGGCGGATTTAATTCGACGTGGAACGGCGGTGGTGGTGGCGCAGGTGGGTTTACAAAGACCATCAAAAAAGCGCTACTTCAAGAAAACGTCGAGTATTCCGTTGTAATCGGCGCGGGCGGAATTGCGTTATCCGGGAAAAACGCCTATGGAAAAGTGGGCCCTGCTGGAGGTAATACAGTTGCTTTTGGCTATACGGTAGAAGGAGGAAAATCTGCATCTTCTACGTGGGACGGCGGCAACGGTGGCTCTGGCGGAGGCGTAGGTGGTACCAAAAGCTCTGTTTCTACAGACGGCAACCCCGGCGACGGAGCCAGCGACGGGAATAACGCACTTACAATCGGTACAAGGATTGGCGGCACCGGACAAGGCACTACTACCCGCGAATTTGGTGAAGCAACCGGGAAACTCTATGCCGGTGGCGGAGCTGGCGGTATGGGTTCTGGCTCTTCAACCGCAGCTTCCGGGGGCGAGGGTGGCGGAGCAAAGCAACAGACTTCTGCCGCAGCTAATACTGGCGGAGGCGGAGGCGGAAGCGGGTCGGCGCAAGTCGTGTCGGGAGATTACGTGTCTTACCCCGGTTCCGGCGGCAGCGGTATCGTGTGCATCCGGCTGCATAAGGAAGCGTAACAAACTGAAAGGAGAATGACTATGTACAAGATTATGACGAAGCTCATCAACAAGCGGTTCTACAAGACCCGTGAGGAGGCGCAGCAGAAGTGCGACGTGTTTTACGCCGTGGGGCGCATCACGGACGAGCAGTACACGGAGCTGTGTGCGCTGATCGAGAGCGTGTACGCAGAATAAGGGGCGGGGAGATTACTCCCCCCGCTGGATGTAGGCTTCCTCGGCACGGATCTGTGCCTGCTTGAGTGCGGCAACAGCCTTTTCAAGCTGGGCAATGGCGTCGGTGACGGCGTTGAACAGGGTGAAATACTCGGGCATGGTAACACCTCCTTTCTGCAAGCAGGATAGCACAGGTGGCGTGTCAGAAACGGTCGAAGGGTGTCGAGGGGCAAAAATAATTTGAGAGGAGAACGCGGCGAATGGAACCGTGGGTACAGCAGATTGTCGTACCGCTGGCGGTAGCGGTGCTGACAAGCAGCGGTTTGTGGGCACTGGTATCGAAGCGGGCGGACAAGAACAACGCAGAGCGGAAGATGCTGGTGGGTCTGGCGCATGACCGCATTATCCATCTGGGCATGGTGTACGTGACAAGGGGGTACATCACGCAGGACGAGTACGAAAACCTCAATGACTATCTGTACCAGCCGTATGAAAAGATGGGCGGCAACGGCAGCGCAAAACGGGTCATGGAGGAAGTAAGAAAACTGCCCATTAAGCGAGAGGCGTAAAGCCGGAAAGGACAAAATTATGAAGCTGAGCAACAAGACCTATGACATCATCAAGTGGGTGGTTATGATCGTGCTGCCCGCCCTTAGTGCCCTGTACGTGGGACTGGGCGGCATCTGGGGCTGGCCGTACATCGAGCAGGTGGCGGGGACTATCTCCTGCATCACCGTGTTCCTTGGCGCGCTGCTGGGCATTTCCAGCGCCAGCTACAAGAAATCTACGCTGGATGAGGAGGCTATGTAAATGGCCGCCCCGAAAGTCTACCTGTCCCCGGCTATGCACAGGGCGAACCCCTGCGTGTATCCCCGCCCGGACGGGAAACAGTGTTATGAGGCACTGGAAAACAACGAGTACATCGACATTCTGGAGCCGATCTTGAACCGCTGCGGCATTGCCACCAAGCGCGGGTACCGGCGCACCCCCATGAACAGCGACAACGGTGACACCATCATGAAGCAGAACGTCCGGGAGAGCGACGCATGGGGTGCGGATGTGCACTACGTCAGCCACACCAACGCCATCAGCAACGGCGCGGAGCAGACACGGGTGAGCGGGTGCAACCCCATGTACTACACTTATTCCAGCAAGGGAAAGAAGTTGGGCGAGATCATGGTGAAATACCGCAAGCAGGTGTACCCCGGCAAGGTGACGCTGGTGCCAAACGCCAAGTGGTACGAGCTGCGGGTGCCGAACGCGGTGAGCTTTTACGAGGAACACGCTTTCCACGACAACCCCAACGACATCGGCTGGTGGCACGAGCACATGACAGAGGTGGCGGAGAGCGCCGCCAAGGGCCTGTGCGAGTGGTTCGGCATCCCGTATGTGGAGCCGGGGAAGCCCGCGGAGCCGGTGGAGCCTATGACCCCCGGCGAGCTGCTGGTGAAGATCATGAATAGCACAGGAACGTGCGGCACGTGGGAGATCGTGAAGTAAAATAAATCTGCTGGGCGGGAAAGAGCTACGACAAGCCGCCTCTTTCCCCGGCGTAAAGTCCCGCAAGCTCACGGCTAAAACCGTGTTATGGACAGCTACCACAAGCAGATACGGCGCAGATTGCAGAGCATGGCACCAAAGCGGGCTATTGCGTATGTTATGAGCGCCCAGCTACCGCCTGACGAAGCGGTGTGCGTTATTGAATGTGACGTGAAGCGGAAGAGCTATTGTGAAACGGCGTTACTGCTGAACGTGTCACCGGAAACGGTGAAGCGGTGCCGCAGGAGAGCGTATCAGAAATTTGCAGACGAAGAAAGAAGCCGCACCTAAAAAGGTGCGGCTTCTTTGTTTGTGCCCGGTAGGGGGGAACCGGGCGTAAAAAAAGGGAAAGATGCCAGCCGGGAGTATTCCGGGGTGGCTGATTTTATTATACATCGGTTCTGCGGTATTGTACAAGTAAATAATTCGCAAATTAACGGCCTTTTTCTGACCTTTAACTGCCCCTTTGCGGGGGCAGTTTTTTGTTACGCTTATTGCAAGAAACGGAGGTGCTTGCATGGTCGAAAAGTTGGTGTCGTTGGGATTTACACAGCAGATGGCGGAGGACATCATTTGGGCGTATCAGGATGACCTCCCGGGGCTGAAAGCTTATGTGCAGGTGATAGAAATGGTGTCGGCGCATGTATAGCTACTTCAACGAAAACCCACACGGGAAAAATGTTGGAGACTGCACTGTTCGGGCTATTTCAAAAGCCACCGGGAAAGAGTGGGGCGAAACGTACCTTGCTATGGCAGTGCAGGGGTATTTGGAAGGGGATATGCCGTCTGCCAACGCGGTGTGGGGTGCGTATCTTCGGCGGATAGGCTACAGGCGGTACATGGTGCCGGATACTTGCCCGGATTGCTACACAGTCGGTAGGTTTGCCGACGAACACCCGGAGGGAACGTTTATCCTTGCGCTATCCGGGCACGTCGTGTGTGTGCAGGACGGCGTGATCTATGACAGCTGGAACAGCGAAAACGAAATTGTTTTGTATTACTGGCAAAAAGAAAGTGAGGCGTAACTATGGCATTTAACCCGTATTTCAACCCTTATTACCCGCAGCCAATGCAGGACAACCTTGCCCAACTTCGGCAGCAACAGATGCAGACCATGCCGCCGCAGATACCGCAAATTCCACCCATGCAGAACCCGGTGGCGCAGGGCGGCGTACAGTGGGTAGCTGGTAGGCCAGAGGCGGAGAATTGGCTGATTGCTCCCAACTCCGCCATTGCGCTGTGGGACAGCACGGCTCCTGTGGTGTACCTAAAACAGGCCGATGCAAGCGGCAAGCCGACGCTCAAGACGTATGACCTTGTAGAACGCCTTGCAAGCGCTCCTGACGCGCAGAAAGCTCCCGCCCCGGAATATGTGACCCGTAAGGAGTTCGACGCGTTGGCGGCGCTTGTGGGCGAAATAAAGGGCAAAAAGAAACGCAAGGTGGAGGAGGAAGATGACGATGAGTAACAATCCGTTTTTCAATGCGTTAGGTGGCGGACAGATGCCGGGGCCGATGAGCGGCTTTCCCCAGCTGTTACAGCAGTTCAAGCAGTTCAAGGCAAGTTTTAAAGGCGACCCAAAAGCGGAAGTGGAAAAAATGCTGCAAAGCGGCAAAATCTCACAAGACCAGCTGAACAAGATACAGTCAATGGCAAACCAATTTCAGGGGCTTTTCAAGTAATCAAAATCGTGGCCACGGTTTGATATAAATATTTTTTCAAAAGGAGTGATACTATGTCTCTTTCCTCTGACGGCACCATGCTGACTATGCCTGTGGCTCCTGCCAACACCGGAAACGGTAACGGCTTCGGCTGGGGCGGCGATGGCGCATGGTGGATCGTGCTGTTCCTCATTTTCGCTGCGTTCGGCGGCTGGGGTAACGGCTTTGGTTTCGGTGGCAACGGCAACGGCGTGATGGACGGTTATGTTCTGACCTCTGACTTTGCCAATGTCGAGCGCAAGATCGACAGCGTAAATCAGGGCCTTTGCGACGGATTTTACCAGCAGGCGCAGCTTGTCAACGGCACCAACATGGCGATGGCAAACGGCTTTGCACAGGCCGAGCTTTCCCGCAGCAACCAGCAGGCGGCGCTGATGCAGCAGCTCACCGCCATGCAGATGCAGAACCAGGAGTGCTGCTGCGAGAACCGGGCAGCTATTGCCCAGGTGCGGTACGACATGGCGACGCAGGCGTGCGATACCCGCAACACGGTCAACACCGCTGCACGTGACATCATCGACAACCAGAACCAGAATAGCCGCGCTATCCTTGACTTCCTGACGCAGAACAAGATGCGCGATCTGGAAAGTGCCAATCAGGAGCTGCGCCTTGCCGCATCTCAGGCTGCGCAGAACAACTACCTGATCTCCCAGCTGCGCCCTTGCCCCACCCCAGCTTACATCACTTGTAATCCTTGGGCGGGCAGCGGCTATGGCGGGTGCGGAACCGGCTGCGGCTGCTGACAACTGCATAGCACCAGCTGTTCGGGATTTCCGAACTGTTCAGCCCCGTGCTGATACTGACACCAACGCGGCGGGGCAATAGCTCCGCCGCTTATTTTAACTGAGAAAGGAATGATTTTAATGGCAGAATTTACTTCTGCGGCAATTCAGACCGTTGCTGCTGGGCAGAACGTTCCCCTGACGGAAACTGCGGTCAACAACAAGCCGTGCATCGTGCATCGAGCCGGAGCAGGCATCGTAACTTTGCGCGGGTTGACAAACCAGTGCAAGGCACGTTTTCGCGTGGCTTTTGGCGGCAACATCGCTATCCCTACCGGCGGCACGGTGGAAGCTATTACCGCCGCGCTGGCTATCAACGGTGAACCACTGAACAGCGCCGTTGCGACTGTTACCCCCGCCGCCGTGGGAAACTATTTCAACATTTATGTCAGCGCCATTGTGGAGGTGCCGAAGGGCTGTTGCCTGACTGTGGCTATGGAGAACACGAGCGCACAGGCAATCAATTTCGCTAACTCCAACTTGACCGTTGACCGCGTAAGCTGAAAGGAGTAAACTATGAGTATGAAAGCAATGTACGACCTGCGCGATATGCTGTGCAAGGAGCTTGACGAGATCGCTCACAAAGGAGAGCTGGGCGCCGGGGATCTGGACATCGCGCATAAGCTGGTAAGCACCATCAAGAACATCGACAAGATCGATATGATGGAAGATGAAGGGTACAGCCGTGACGGCGATTATTCCCAGCGGCGTTACTCCCGCGACGGCGACTATTCCCAGCGCAGGTATTCCCGCGACAGCTACGGCGGCGGCAGCTCCTACGCACGGCGTGGCACCCATTATGTGCGCGGCCATTATAGCCGCGACGGCGCAAAGGATGACATGAAGCGCCAGCTGCAAGAGATGCTGGACAATGCGGATGATGATACCATCCGCAACGCCATTCAGCGGTGTATGGATGCCGTGGAGGGCTGAAAGGGGGTAATTCCCCTTGATCGACGAAAAGGAACTTAAAGCCTGGATAGCCAGACTGGAAACGGAACAGTCAAGCTGGCCGAACTACGAGAAGTTGGCTGCGCTGTACATTATACAAAACCAGCACGAAGGGCAGAGAAACCATGCACCGGTGGCTATGTATTCCAGCGCACCGGCTCCTGATGTGGTGGACGGTGACAGTGACTTTATGCAAGCGGTATCATCCTGCGCGCCGGAACAGGCGTGGGCCATAGTGGACGAGTTGATGGATGCGCTGAAAGTAACCAATGCGCGAATGTATGATAACGTGATGCGAAAAATGCGAGGATAAAGTATCCCCCGCCTGTTTTGGCGGGGGATACTCTTGTGTACTTAGTTTGCTATAACCTAACGGGTTATATAAACTAAGTACTTACAGAAAATCAAATTCAATCCGGCGGTCTTTGTATAGCCGGATTTCTTTTATTTTGAGCTTCCAAAATGCTTGT